ATGGTCTAATTTCACCACGAAACGAAAGCCTTCGGCACGAGCCAGCTGGTCATGACTTCGATTCGGCTTCGAATGGTTAGCATCGTTAGAGAACGGGACGCATCGGAAATAGGAGGTGTGATACTTGGGCATTCTGAGCCCAGAATCCATTCTCCGCTGGTAAATCTGCCTTCAAAGGGTCAAGAACTCATCGATTTCAGCAAATCTATCGGCCTAGACCTACTGCCCTGGCAGAGTTGGTTAGCAATTGAGGCCCACCGGGTTAAACCGGACGGGCGATGGCATTATCCAATCGTATGCGCCGTGGTAGCCAGACAGAATGGCAAGTCAACACTGATGATGTCTCGGATTTTAGCAGGGCTATTTCTCTGGAACGACCCGCTTCAGATTGGTTCGGCGCACCGACTCACGACCTCTCTGGAGACTTTTCGAGCTTTGGTTAACATCATCGAAAGTAACGAATCTTTATCATCTCAAGTTAAACGGATTCGATGGGCGCACGGTTCTGAGGAAATCGAGACCAACCATCGGACTCGCTATATGGTCAAGGCCGCCAATGCCGCCGCGCGCGGTATCTCTAGGCCAGAGACGGTCTTTATGGACGAGCTGCGCGAACACAAAGACCAAGAAGCCTGGGCCTCGATGAAATACACAATGATGGCCGCTTCAAATCCTCAGGTCTGGACGCTATCGAATGCCGGAGACCAGCACAGCCTGATTTTAAATCAACTCAGGGAAAGAGGTTTAGCTTCTGTCGCAGGATCATCTGACGACATAGGTTATTTTGAGTGGAGCGCACCTAAAGACGATATTTACGACGTCGAAGGATGGCGTTACGCAAATCCATCACTAGGTCGGACGATACATATTGATAACATACGAAGCGCAACTAACGATGCGCCGGACGTCTTTCGGACTGAGGTTCTGTGCAGATGGGTTGACTCAATCAACCCGGCCATTCCATCGCTGGAGTGGGCTAGTTGCGAAAATAAGAACGAGAAGCTGGATGAGACCCGCCGGACTTGGTTAGGAATAGACCTTTCGCCTGACCGTCGCCACGGTGCCCTGGTTGCAGCGCAACGTCTCGATTCAGACCGGTTTATCGTCCAGCTTCTCCACACTTGGCATAATCCGGTATCGCTAGACGACAAGGCGATTGCCAACGACATCGCACCGTATGCCAGGAAATACAACACGGAACTTGTCGCCTACTCAAAGCGAACTTCTAGCGCCGTGGCAATGCGCCTGGCTCCGGCCGGCATACGCGTTATGGACATCGATGGGGCCGAATATGCTCAATCCTGCGATGAGTTACTCGGCGCGGTTACGAGCGCCCGCCTAGTGCATAACGGCCAGCCAGAATTGACTAAGCAAATATTGAGCGCGTCTCGATTGCCCTATGGAGATGGGGCCTGGGTTATCGGACGTCGAGCTTCAAAGGCCGCCGTATGCGCTACCGTCGCTTCAGCTCTAGTTACTCATTATGCGACACGCCCAGAGACAGAGTTCGACATCCTGATTGGTTAGCCGTATAAGAGGGGCAAAGATTCTGGTATGAAGTTAAGAGAGTTCCTACTTGGAACGCCGGTAAAAGAAGCCAACGTCCTAGAAGCGGCTGCTGCTTATTTGCCTGTAAATAGTTTTGATGCTTTCGGCGCGTATTTCTCAACGTCAACAACTGCACTGCGAGAAGAAGCGATGGCAATTCCATCATTAGCAAGAGCGCGCAACATAATCTGCTCAACAGTAGCAAGCACAATGATCGATGTATGGCAAAAATCAACAGAGACAAGAATCGAACCGCCGCGCGTTATTAATCAACCAGACCCACGCGTCAGCGGGGCCAACGTATGGTCCTGGATTGCTGAAGACATAATTTTCTACGGTTACGCGTATTTATACTGCATCGACCGTTATGCAGAGGATGGCAGAGTCCGTTCTGCGGAAAGAATCGCACCGACTCGCGTAACGGTTATGACTAACGCGCAAAGTACGGAAATCACCGGCTATCGAATCGATGGCAGACAAGTTCGCAATGAAGATATGAAAGTCTTTATGGGCATGGACGAAGGTTTACTTAATCGCGCGGGTCAAACAATCAAAGCCGGAGCCTGGTTAGAAAGAACGGCTTTAAATTACGCAAAAGAGCCAGCACCGTTAACAGTTATGAAAACAAACGGCACTGCAATGCCCGGAGATAGAATTCGTACCTTGTTAGATTCCTGGAGCAAAGCTAGGAAAGAAAGAGCGACGGCTTTTCTTAATGCTGATGTCGTATTAGAAAAATTAGGATTTAACCCGGGAGAGATGCAGCTGAATGAGGCCCGTCAGTACATCGCGCTGGAACTTTGCCGCGCTATTGGTATCCCGGCCTGGTTCGCGTCTGCTGACCCGCAGTCAAATACCTATTCAAACGCGATTAATCAGCGACGCGACCTAATCGATTATTCGTTGAAACCGGTTATGACCGTTATTGAACAGAGATTAAGTCAAAGCGATTTCTTACCTCAAGGACAATATGCCCGTTACAACTTTACAGACTTCCTGCGCGGTAATCCGCTGGAGCGCGCGCAGGTTTACCAGATACTTTCGGGCATCGGTGCTATAACTCCAGAAGAGATAAGAAAAGAAGAGGACATGATTCGATGAAGATACAAGTACCGATTAAAATAACTGCGGCCGATAACAACGCGCGCACTATCTCTGGCCGCATCGTAACTTACGATGAAGTAGCAGCTACAAGCGCAGGACGAACTATCTTTAAAGCAGGTTCGGTCCCGATGATCCCGGTAAAATTGAATTTAGAACACGACAGAACCAGACCCATTGGGATGACTTTATCTATGGATGAAGCATTGGAAAACGGAAAACCTGTTGGAATCGATGCAACCTTTAAAATCGCAAATACAACCGCCGGCACCGATGCGCTGGAAGAGGCAATGTCCGGATTAAGGGACGGCTTCAGTGTTGGAGTTGCAGTAGACGATTATGAAACCGTAGACGGTGCGATGATAATCAAGGCAAGCGAACTTATAGAAGTTAGCCTTGTAACAGAGCCCGCAGTCCGTTCAGCGCGAGTTAGCGACGTCGCAGCTAGTGAGGAAGAAAAAGATTCTGAAGGCACAGAGCCGGCAGATGCAGTAGAAAACCCGACCCAGGAGGAAACAGTGGAAAATACCACCGTCCAAAACGCTCCCGCCGTTGAAGAAGCGGTGGAAGCATCTACGCAAGTCCAGGCAAATGCCCGGCCTGCGTTCTATACCAAGCCACGTATCGAAGTAACTCCAGTTAAATATCTGGAGCAATCGGTCCGCGCGACACTTGGAGACCATGAGGCCCGCCAATACGTTATGGCGGCAGATAACACAACCGACAACGCCGGCCTGATTCCAACACGTCAGCTGACTGAAGTCGTCAACGGACTATCTAACTTAGTTCGTCCCTCAATTGATGCGATTTCTCGCGGTGTCCTACCTGATGCAGGTATGTCCTTCGAGATTCCAAAAATTACACAAGTTCCAACCGTTGCAGTAACCGCAGAGGACGCAGCACCTTCAGACACCGACCAAAATTCGGCCTTCGTTACGGTGAACGTTCAGAAATTTGCGGGCCAGCAGACCTTCAGTCTGGAACTGCTTGACAGAAGTTCACCGATTTTCTTTGAGGAACTTATGAAGACTATGGCAGCGGCTTACGCCAAAGCTACAGACGCAAGAGTCAATCTGCTTGTTTATCAGAACGCAACAGGTGATGCGACCACTACTACAACTTATCCAACTTCGGCGGAACTACTAGGAATCGTCTCGCGTGGAGCTGCTTCTGTTTACAACGCAACCCAGCGATTTGCTCGCAATATGATTGTAAACACTAGCCAATGGGCAAACTTGATGACTCTCAACGATAGCGGTCGTCCAATCTATAACGCTGCACAACCACAGAACGCGGGCGGTGTAGTTCGTCCAGATTCAATCCGTGGAAATGTTGCAGGACTTGAGTTATACGTAACTGCTAACACAGCACAAGGTACAGACACCGACGGTTCGATTTTGATAGTTGATCCTGAAGCTTATACTTGGTACGAATCACCAACTTTGAAGCTACAGACTAATATCATTTCAACCGGTCAGATTCAGGTTATGTACTACGGTTATGGAGCGACAGCAGTCAAGATTGCTGGCGGTTCATTCCACAACAACAAGGCTTAGGCCATTTAGTCATGGGCCGATTCGCTCCTGAGTCGGCCCAGCAGAATCGAAAGGGTCAGAACTAATGCCAGCAATAATCACAGCGACGCAACTTCGGAGCGTTCTCGGTGTTAGTTCTGCCCTTTATGACGATACTTATTTAAATCAAATCATCGACAGCGCGGAAAACATAATCCTTCCGATGCTTGTCTCTAACAGTTCCAAAGTTGCTTATGTAAACTTAACTAGCAACGTCGGTTATTATTACACCGTAAGACCTCACGGATTCACGACCGGTCAGACCGTTGTCGTTACCGGACTCTTTGCGCCTTTTAACGGCACCTTTACAGTTACAAATGATTATCGATTTATTTCAGAATATTCTCCGCAGTTCAATTATCCCTATCCATTTTTACCAGCCGGCTTTCTAGCTGAGTTCAGCGGGAAGGTCTTTTCGGTTGCCATAACTAACGCGGAAATCGACTTGCAGCCGACCATTCCACAAGGCACTGCGACCTTATCGGGCTACGGAGCGGATTCTTTATACGCATCGACGCCAGCGGTTGAATCTGCGGTCTACGTTGTATCTACAGAAATCTTTCAATCCCGACTCTCGATAGGCGGGCAACTCGAAGGCGTGGATTTCACGCCGACGCCCTTCCGTCTCGGTCGTTCGTTACTATCGAGAGTCCAAGCTTTGCTGGCTCCTTATTTAGACGTAGAGACGATGGCCCAATAATGCCCGCTAACTCTATTCAGGTATCAATTCGGGATGCCCTAAAGACGGCTTTCTCAGGACTAGCTGCATCGACTTATAACAGCGTGCCAGAATCCGTTATTAGTCCGGCAATCGTTATCGTCCCGGATACGCCGTACTTTGAGCCAACTTTTCTAGGCAAGGCTAATGTTAAATTAAAAGTAAATTTAATCGCGACGGCAATCGTGGCGTATAACAGCAACCCGGCTTCTTTGGATAACATCGAGAAGTTAGTAATTAGCATTCTGGCGGCTTTGCCCGCCGGATACACCGTCGGCGTTGTAGAACGTCCGCTGGTGTCTCAGATAGGTGCCGCGCAGTACTTAACTTGCGACATCAATCTGTCCACCTACTACACACAGACAAGCTAGGAGTAAGACATGGCGACGACCGTCATAACCGGGCGCGATTTAGTTCTGACGATTGCGACCAAAAATTACGATGAGCAAGCAACAACTGCAACGCTCAGCGCAGATACCACGATCGAAACTTACGACACACTTTACGACAAGGCTTATAAGTCCATAGACTCTCAGTGGACTTTTGATGTCGAGATGTTGGCCGATTGGGGCGCAGCAGATTCTCTCTGCGAAGCTCTATGGAGCGCCGCTGAGAACGCACCGAATACGGCTCTGGCTTGCAGCCTGACCGCTGTAACCGGCGCAGTCTTTACCTTTAACGTTCTGCCAATTTATCCAAGCGTAGGCGGTACGAGCCCGGACGCTCAGACAGTAAGTCTGTCGTTCACCGTAATTGGAAAACCAACCGAGTCATTTACCTAAGATAGGAAATCAGGAGCATGAAATTACCAATCACAATTGAATTCAACTCAGGAGAACAAGAGACTTACGTCGCGCGTCCTCCTGAGTGGGCAAAATGGGAAAAGCAAACGGGCAAAACTATCAGCCAGGCTTCGCAAGCAATCGGAATCTGGGATTTGATGTACCTGGCCTATCACGCGTCAAAGCGTGAGAATCCAGGTAAACCCATCAAATCATTCGACATCTGGATTGATACGGTTGCAGATGTAACCGCCGGAGACGCAGACCCAAAAGCCACAAGCGCGGGAGCATCGGCCGACTAATCGTCGAGTTATCTCTCGCAACGCAGATTCCGATGCAGTATTGGACGGACGAGCAGGACATTCTGACGGCCATCGAGATTTTAGGAGATAGACGTGGCAAGTGAAGGCATCGCATACGATAGAGCGGAACTTCGCAGAATCACACGATCATTTAAAGCGATGGATGAAGAAGGCGTAGCAGCCGCAAAAGAAATCGGCGGCGAACTAGCAACTTATGCAGCGAATGAAATTAAGGTCGCCTCATTAGGTCGCAC